GTAGCCGGTGTGCTCGGGGCAGACCCATTCGCTGTGGTAGTCGTTGAAGCCGCAGCGGTAGTCGATCCGCAGCGTGCGCGGATGATCCTCGGGTGCATCTCGCTTCTGGTGGACGCTGTAGTAAACCTCGTTGACGGTGTATTCCGTTTCGGTGACCTCACCGGAGAGAATGCCCGCCGTTGACGCCTGCTGGTCGTGCTTCTCGCGCTCCGGCGGCGGGAACGCGTGCCCGCATTCCGGGCAGGTCGCGTAGGCCGCATGGATCACGGCTTGGCACTCGGGGCATTCCTTGGCGGGCGCTTCACCGTTGCCGCTGGCACGGTCGTCGATCTGTAGCGCATCGACTGGGCCGTGACGCAGGATGTTGCCACCGAAGTCCAGGACCAGGCAGTCGGCCTTCGACGGATCGAGGCGGAAGCCGCGACCGACCATCTGGTAATAGAGGCCAGGCGACATCGTTGGCCGTAGCAGCGCGACACAGTCGATGTTGGGCGCATCGAAGCCGGTGGTCAGCACGTTGACGTTGACCAGGTATTTGAGGTCGCCGTCCTTGAACCGCTTGAGCGTCTCGGCCCGCTCAAACGGCAGTGTCTCGCCGCAGACGAAACCGCACTCGAAGCCCATCTCGCCAAGAACGCGCTGCACGTGAAGCGCGTGGCTTACACCGCTGGCGAAGATCAACACCGAATGCCGCTCTGTGGTGTGTTCGACGATCTCGCGGCAGGCCGAACGCACCAGCGAATCGTCGTCCATCAACGCCTCGACCTCGCCCGCGATGAACTCGCCGCCACGAACGTGCAGGCCCGAGATATCTACCTTCCGCCGGCCTGCCTTGGTCTTCAGCGGGCACAGGTAGCCCTGCACGATCAATTCCCGCACGCCCACCTCGTAGCAGACGTGGTTCAGCAGATTCTCCGGCCCGCAGATCATGCCCGAGGTCATGCGATACGGCGTGGCGGTCAGGCCAATCAGGCGAACGTTGGGGTTCACCTCCTGCGCGTCGGCCAGGAACGTGCGGTACATCCCCTCGCCGTCGGGCGGGAGCATATGACATTCGTCCAGAAGGATGATGTCGAAACTGTCGAGCGCCTTCGCCCGCCGGTACACGCTCTGAATCCCGGCCACGATGATCGGATGGTCGGTGTCGCGGCTGCCCAGGCCTGCGGAGTAGACGCCGATCTGGTTCCACAGGTCCGGTGCCATCGCGCGCAGCTTGTCCACCGCCTGTTCGAGCAGTTCCTTCACGTGCGCCAGGATCAGCACGCGCCCATTCCACTGGCTGACCGCGTCACGGCAGACCGACGCCATCACCGGCGTCTTGCCGCCGGCCGTCGGGATGACGACGCAAGGGTTGTCATCCCGACGGCGCAGATGGTCGTAGACGGCCTCGACCGCTTCGGCCTGGTAGGGACGCAGCGTGATCGCAGGCGCTTCTGGAGGTGGCAGAAGCGACTGGTTCAAGCCTTTACCTCCTCGGGAAGCGGGAACATCTCGACCGAGGCGGGGTAGATGCGGCTGGGATTCTCGCCCTTGAGCCAGGCTCCCAGCACGCGCTGAACCTTGCCGTAGCGCTGCACGCGCAGGCTGTAGGAGCCGCCGCGATTCTCCTGAAGATGCTGGCGCAGCAGCACGACGATGCCCTCGTCGCCGGAGGTCACGATGCCGGTGGTCAGCTTGCGGCAGAAGTCCTTGAGCATCGCCCGGTCGACCGAGTAGTAAGCCCGGGCGACCACCGCCCGCGTGATGGCTGTGTTGACGCCGCGCGCTGACGTAACGGTCGGCAGGCTCGCCACAGCGAACGCGATGGCGTTGTGGTGTCGACGCATCGCTTCGGATGCCTCGGACGGCGAGAGGATCGGCGGGTTGCTGAAGCCGCCCAGCATCGCCCGCAGCGTGGCCAGGTCGTTCTTGCTGACGTCGCCGTTCTCACCGGCGATGTTGAGGATATCCGCCAATGACCGGGCCTTGCCGGAGTCGATGGCCATCATGGACTGCGGCTCCACGTCGCGCCAGACGAACATCTCGACCGAGATGCCAGACATGCAGATGGCCCAGAGCCGGTGCTGGCCGTCTAGCAACGTGCCGTCGGGACCGAAGGCGATGCCCGAGTGCGTCAGCACCCACTTGCCGTCGGTCATGTCGCGGGCCAGACGGTCCACGTGCTTCTGAGACATCTTGCGGTTGTTGGTGTTCGTCTGCTCCAGCCACTCCATCGCCTGGTCGGGAGTGATGAGAGCGCGCTCAACGGTCGGACCGATGCTTGCCAGTCGGAGGTTGGTATTCGTAGCGATCATGCGTCACCTTCTTTCTTTTCACGGAGGTAGGAGGTAAGAGAATCAATCAACTGGTGGGCGTAGTCCTCGCCCATGGCGGCCACGATGGCGCGTGCGCCATAGGCCGGATCGTGCGGGAGGTTGAGGTTGGTCTGGGCCAGGGCCGGGCGCGGCTGACGGACAGGATTCGGAGAGTCGGGGCCACGATGCCGGGTTCGGCTGCGAGTTTTCTGCGTGTGGGTCTTGCCGCCACGCTTGTACTTGACGGTGTGCGGACCCTGGTCTATCTGGGGAATTTCCCCAGATAGACTTTGCCTGGCTGCGCCCACGGTCTTGTGGTTAACACCGCATCGTTTGGCGACCTCACGGTCTGACCACTGTGACCATTCCTCGTCTTCCAGCAGCGTCAGCACAGCTTTGCGTTTGTCGGCGTTCGTCCGTCGCAGGCCGTGGGTCGCGTTAGCTCCTACGGAGTAGAGGATGGCGTCACGCAACGTGCCCTGGTGAACGTAGGCATAGATGTAGTCGCTCTTGATCTTCCTGTTCGCCCAGTAGCGATGGAAGCCGTCAGCCAGCCAGTGGGTCGCGCCATCGAAGAACACGATGACCGGCTTCAGGTCGACCCCGTTGCTGTAGTGCTCAGCGTACTCGGCCACGACCTGCTCATCGATAGACACGCGAGGTTGCGTACCGCCATCGATCCGGATCTGGTCGAGATTGAGTGTCTGTTTTTCAGTTGTCATGGTGGTGCTCACTTTCTGTCTGGGGATACCTGCCCCCGCATAGCGGGCAGCGACGCAGGGGCATCTCGGCGATTCGAATCACCACGGTCCCGCCGTGAACCGGGTCGCATCGCCGCACCGCCAGCAGGTCGATTTGACTGTCGTCCTCGAACACGCCCGCATGGGCGAGGGAGTCTTGGGTGCATTTCAGGAGGTTGTCGAGGTCGCGACGGCGTCGATCAGGCGGGAAGGCATCCATTGCCAGGGCGATGCGTCCGCCCGAAGGCGGTTTGCGGATTCCGCTCCCGCCGCCCGGGGCCAGGAGCCCGCAGATCGCTCTGCGGTACTCCCGGCCCTCCCGGCTGACCAACGTGCGCGGCCCGACACGGCGGTAGTAGTGGTTCACGCTCGGGGGCCAGGGCAGTGTCAGTTCCATCGCGGCTGCCCTCATCGCTTCCACGGCGGTGTGGTGTCAGTGGTCGGAGCCTGCTGTGGGCGACCGGCGGCTACCGCCTTCGCCTCGTAGCCCTTGACCTCGTTGGTGATCTCGCCGGTGTCCTCACGCTTCTTGCACTTGACCGAGATCACCAGCGGGATGTTGTGCAGCTCGACGCTGTCCTTGGGCTGCATGACCCCGACGACGCGGCAGATGGCTGAGAGGTTGCCCCGGGCGATTTTCTGCGTCAGTTCGTTGGGGTGGTTGATGCACAACCGGTCCCAGGTCTTGCGGCCCTTGCAGTCGCCCTCGAGGACAGTGAACTCCAGTTGCAGGTAACTTCCGTCGCCTTTCTTCGTGGCTTTCATCTCGCTGGCGGTGATGGCGGCCAGGTACTTGCCGGCTGGCAGCGGCTCGAATGTGGTGGTCGGTTCGACCTCGTTCGCGTTGAATCCGTTCAGGTTTGCCATGGTTATCTCTCCTTGATTTGGGCAATGACTTCTTCGAAGCGTTTGTCGCAGTCGTGCTTCTGGACGGCCGCGAGGATGGTGTGGGCAACGGCCCTGGCAGTTTCGACAGACATCTGGAATGTGCCGGAATGGCTGCCATCATTGAGGGTGATCTGTTCGTTCTCGGGATCATCCGGGCAGTACCGGCACTCCCAATCACCGCTCTCGTCCGTGAGGTAGCACTGAAATACGAAGGTTGGTTCGACATCGATGTGGGGACTACTCATGGTCGCGCACCTCCGCTTTGGCGGTCATCGCCTGCATCAGCGCGGGCCACGAGAGGGGAAGCTCGACCGGGAGGCCGTAGCGGTTCTTCGCCAGAATCACGTTTGTGCCCTCGGTCAGCAGCAAACGCTGGTCTTCCCGGCGGTGGGCGTACAGCACGCAGTCGGCCCACTCGATGAAGGGCGGCGCGATCCAGTGCGGCAGGTCGGGTGAGGCCAAACGCTGGTCGTAACCTTCGGGCGTGGTCACCTTCGTGTTGGCCGCATGAGCCAGGAGAATGATGGCTGCGCCGGTTTCGGCCACGGCGTTGAGCATCGGCAGCAGATCGCGATAGACGATGTTCTGCACGATCTCTCGGGCCTTGAAGTAACCGCCATGCGCCGTGCCCAGCGTGCTGGTCAGATCGGCACCGGCCTTCGGATCGAGGTCGTGCACGACATGCTCGACGATCCGCTGGACCATCCAGTCGATGGTGTCGATGGCCAGGGCCTGGGGCGCGTCGGCCTTGTCCAGGTCCGCCATCTCGACCAGCCACTTGCGCATCTGCGGCCAGGACTGCAGGTACGGCGTGCGGGTCAGGTTCGCCACGGCTCCGGCACCGTTCTCGCAGTCCAGCAGGACGGCGTTGGCCGAGGCGGCGAAGGTGGTTTTCCCGACGCCCGGCTGACCGTAGACGATCATCTTGGGCGGCGCGGGCGTGGTGCTCTTGATCAGTGAGTTGATGAGGGTCATGCCAGTTCTCCTGCGCAGTGGTTGCCGACGTTGGGGTGCCAGGTCAGGGCCTGCCTGCCGCTGATGCTGCAGGTTCGGGACTTGCCGTTGCGGACCATCCCGGCCCGACGCAGTTCCGGCAGGCGCTTGTGCGCCTTGATGCCCAGGCGATCCTCGATCTCGCGGGCCGTCAGCCCGGGCGTCTGCATCACGGTCTCGAAGCACAGTGCCCGGTGTTGGCGGGCCGAGCCGTTGGCTTCGGCCTCCCGCCCGGCCAGCGCGGACGTGGGCGGGTCTGTGTTGCGGTAATTGGGGTTCATGTCGTTCTCCAGTTGTCTGTTGGTCTGTTCATGTCCTGTCTCGCTGGCCAGCGAATGCGACGGCCGGGGATCGAACCCGGGCGGGCCTTCAGCTCACGGCAGGCAGCCCAACGTGGCGGGTGGTATTCATGGCCGTGATTCACGCTCCTTCCGGCAGGAGCTACCGTCGCAGTAATGGCAGGTGCGGGAGTCGAACCCGCGTCCCGGGGCTTATGAGGCCCAGGTAGCCCGGCCCTGCCGAAGTGCGCCCGCGCGGGTGTAGGGAGTCCGGCCGCGTTCCTCCGTGATGGCATCCATGCCGCACGGCACGCCGTCCCGCCCGGGCGCGAGAGATGGATCAGGGAAAGTCGAGAATGCGAATGACCTCGTAGCCGGTCGGGAAGGCGTCGATCTCCCAGGCTCGACGCAGGCGACGGGTCGCCTCCTCGTTTTCCTGCCTGGCAATGGCGAGGGTGTTGTCTCCCAGACGCCAGACTCCGCATCGGAACGGCTCGGTCTTCTCGATGCCGATGAGGTAGACCGGCACCAGCTCGTCGATCACCTGGCCCAGCACGGCCTGATAGAATGCCATCTGGTTGTGGTAGCGCCGGCGCTTCGCGTCGTTCTCGAACCAGGTCAGATCGGCCGTGGTCTTCAGATCAACAAGACCACGATGAGGATGCAGCCAATCCAAACGCACCTGGCACGGGGTGTCGCAGTAGGTCGTGCGGATCACGCCTTCGGACCGGCCATACAACAGGAGGTCCACAGCCTCGTCGTTCATGGCGACGCCCGAAGCCATCTGCTCGATCAGCTCAATGTGGTCGTGGGAGAGGACCGGTTTGCCCTGGACCTCAGCCCATTCGGCAAAGGCCTTGGTGGTCGATCCGAAGGGCTTGTTGGTCTTGGGGTTGATGGGGCCGCCTAGAGCGAACTCCGATTCGTAGGCATTGCGGCCCTCGAGGATTCGGACGTGGGTGGCGCGACCGACGAGCAACGCGGGGGAGTCGTGGTCTTCGATCAGGCCGAGCTGCTTCTTACGGTACAGCCACGGGCAGGCCATGAAGTCGAGCAGCTGATGGCTCGACAGATACTCGCCCGCTTTGGCGTGGTATTCGTGCGCCGGCTCGGCGCTCAGCACGCCGAGGTCAATCGCCAGGTTGTTGTCTACGGTCTGCGGCATTTTCGGACTCCCTTGCTTGGAGCGATGCGTTCTTCGCCATCGCCCGCCGCAGAGTGATTACCCGCTCAGCCGCAAATCTCGCCGTGACCCCCTAAATCCATATGGGTCGCAAAATGGGTTAGGGGGTCACATATCGCTCGCGCGAACCGCCCATATAGCGACCCATATGTGTTTCACGCGCCATCTTCGGCCTTGGAGATGTGACCCAGATGGTTGGCGGAACCTGTGTTCGTGACGCCGAGATCGGCTCGGCGCAGCAAACGAAGTCACGAACGAAAGGCTGCCAACATGGAAATGCCGAACTACGACGGGATCATCGAGAAGTGGAAGGTCAACCTCATCATCCATCGCGCCAAGCGCTGCGGTTTCAAGCCGCATGAGCTTCCCGACGCGTTGCAGGAAGCGGTATTGGTTGTGCTGGAGTTCCAGTACGACCCGGATCATGCCAACGGCGCGAGCGAGCGCACGGCGCTGGTGCCGATCATTGACAACCGACTGCGGAAGATGAAGCGCGCCGCCGCCCGCTACCGCATGCATGTCGAACGCTTCGGTCAAGACGCCACCGAGTTCAGCCGCGATGGAGTCGATCCACGCGTGATTGACGTCGCCAGCGCCATCGCCGACCTGTCGCCACGCGAGCAGGAGGTCTGCCGGGGCCTGGCCGACGGTCTGTCCGTGGCCCAACTGGCCAAGCAGATGGGCTGCGGCTGGCACACCATTAACCGCATCATTCTCCGCCTGCGCCAGCGATTCGAGGAACTCGGCCTGGAGGGGTGGGTGCAGGAATGAATGACCGCGAATCATGCACATGCACGCTCGATCCGCCGGCCAAGATTCCCCGTGAATCGACTGGATTAAGTGCCCCGGATGAGGAAGCTGTCCCCGGCCTCAAACGACGCCAGCGGCCGCTGTCGCTGGCATGGATTTCGGATGAGCTGCTGGCCGAGACCATCGAGCTCTGGTCGGAGTCGTATGGCCGACCGATCAGCGAAGACGAGGCCGTGGAGATTCTCATGAACGTCAAACGAATGGGCGAGTTGCTGCTGAGATTGCGAATGGAGGGCAACGACGAATGAACGTAGTCGCCTGGGCACGAGTGTCGTCCCGCGAACAGCGCGAGGGCTATTCCATCGACGCGCAAACCCGCGCCATGCGTGACAAGGCGGCGAAGGCGGGCTGGAACATCGTCCGTGAGTTCGCCGTCGCCGAGTCCGCCAAGCGCGGAGCCGACCGCGTCGCCTTCAACCAGATGTTCAAGTGGGTCAAGGCCAACGCCAAGCGGGAGAAGATCAACGCCATCTTCGCCCACAAACTCGACCGCGTCTGCCGCAACATGCGGGACGCGGTTCGGCTGCAGGAACTGGAGGACACCTGCGGCGTGCAGCTGTCGTTCGTGGAGAACCAGTTTGGCCCCGGCGCGGCGGGCGCGTTCTCGTTTAACGTCATGGCGGCGGTAGCGCAGTACTACTCGGACAACCTGCGCACCGAAGTCCTCAAGGGCATGGACGAAAAGGTGCGGCAGGGCTGGCCGACGGGCCTCGCGCCGTACGGGTACATGAACGTCGGCGACCGCAACGAGCCGGTCGTGCCGCACCCGGTGAAGTCCAAGACGGTCGTCCGTATCTTCGAGCTCTACGCCAGCGGGCGGTTCACCTTCAAGAGCCTGGCCGACAAGCTCGCCGCCGAGGGCCACACCTACCAGCCAAGCCAGCCGCGATTCCACCGCACGGCGCTTTCCTACATCCTGAACAACCGCTTCTACATCGGCGAGCTCAAACGCAACGGCCAGGTCTTCGAGGGCCGCTACCGCCTGCTGATTGACCGCAAGATGTTCAGCATCTGCCAGGACATCCTCCACGGCCGCAACCGGCGGACCGGCAACCCGGACATCGCCTTGTCCGGCGGCATCCTCCGTTGCGCCTGCTGCGACTTCGCCATGACGGGCGAGCTGATCCATCGCAAGCTTAAGGATGGCGGCTGCAACGAGCACGTCTACTACAAGTGCGGCAACAGCCACCCCGATGACGGGCACCCGAAGGTCCGCTGGCGCGGGGCGGAGATCAACTACGCCATCGAGAGGGAACTGGACGCGGTGAGACTGCCGGACTCTCATGCCCAGTGGTTCCGCAACGCGCTGGAGGCCACCTTCAGTGAAGTCGGCACCGTCCAGGCCGAGCAGAAGCGAATCCTGGCCAAACGCCGCACCGAGTTGGTCAACATGCAGGACCGGCTGCTCAACGGCTACCTGGCCGGCAACATCGAAGAGCAGACGTTCCAGATCAAATCACTCGATCTGAAAACGCAGCTCGAAGAGGCCGAACGCCAGCTTGACGAGGCCGACAAGTTCGATCCCGCGTGCGGCGAAGCCGCGCTGGCGACCTTCGAATTCAGCCAGAATCTGGTCGAGCTGTGGCGCGGTTCGAACTCGGCCCAGAAACGGGAGCTGCTGGAGGTGGTCAGTTCAAACCGTAAGGTGAGCGACGTAACTCTTGTCCTGGAAAAGAGAAGGCCGTTCGACTTTCTCGTCGAACGGCCCTTTCTTCAAAAAAGTCGGGGCGAGTGGATTTGA